TTACATACAAACTAACAGCAGCAGAGATGTCGGTGCCTGGGTCTGCACCTTCTGGATAGCCGTGCTGGCCTTCCTCGTCATCACGCTCATAGTGATATTCCATTGCAGCATCCATGTCGTGGCCCAGCTCTTCAACAATCTGATCGTCTGGGACAGAGTAGAATGACTGGAATGCTCCAGCACCTGCCCACTGTGGAACTACAACTGCTTCGAAACGCTGCTGTACGCCACCAGTTGTCCAGATATTGTGAAAAATCTTAGATCCTGGACCTGGAAGAATCATGACACCATTTTCGTCATACTCTGGCTCATCATATCCAATAAACTTATTTTTAATATTGCCACCATAAAGCGATCTCATGGTGGTATACCAGTTGTTATCATCATCCATCAGGGTCTGGAGGTACTCCATTTCTTTAGGAGATATAAAATGTCTGATAACCCAAAGATCCTTTTCGATATATTCTTTACGTGGCTCCCAGATCGCCTTTAGTTTTTCTACATCCGTCTCCTCGTAGTCTGAGTCTGGATACGGTGTGTTGTATTCAAATGCCATTTATGATCCTCTCAATGTTTTGACTTTGTGTGCTACTACTGTGTCTGTTGGCTCCCCGCCCCTGTACAGAGTAATTACTGCAGCAGGATCTTCTGGTGTACCTGTTACCGTAACGTCCGTGCCTGGAACTTTATAGGAACCATTTGTAATAATTCTTTTAACCTTACCCCTAGCTGTGCCGCCAGAGGAATTCCAAGAAACCATCTGGCCTACTCTCACGCCGTCTGCCTTATATGCATACCCTTCTTGACAGTAGTTGCATACCCCCATACCACCACAATTACATGATGATATCATATCAATCTCTTTTTGCTCGGAACGCATAGCGAACCATGCCTCTGTCTTAGCCTGCTTAGCAGCCTTAAGATCTTCAATTCCGCCCCAGTCAAACAAGCTGTCCGACTTCTTGCTTTCACGCTCTGCGATCTTACGGGACCAGCTGTATCCAGCATCTCCGCCCCATGCGTCCCACATAACACGTCCCTTAGATGGGAAGTCTGGACCAGAGTAGAAGCCCTTGCCCTTCTTGTCAACTTCATGGCGGGAAAAGAATGAATACATACGCTTAACTACACTAAGAGACATTGATCTACCAGCTACGATGTCCGATGCCCTACCCCAGCCAACAGCGGTACCAGCACCCTTAGCCTTGCCGTCTTCTTTCCACTTTAGTGCTCGACGTGCTGCAGCCTTCATACCGCTTGTTGGCGAGTACCCATCTGCCTTTTCGATAACATCTTCGCCAAAGTCTTCTTCGACCTCTGGCAAAAACTCTGGTGCATCAGCTTTGCCGATGCTAAAACTTGATCGTTCTGGTTTGCGAACTGGTGTGCTCCAGTTAAAGTGTGATTTGCCATAGCTTGCTGGCTCTGGCTGTCCCATTGCAGATGTCATTTTCTTTTTGCCCTTCTCTGCCTCACTCATATTAATTGCAGCAATCTGTCGTTGTGCAGCTGCGGCAGAATCATGGCAGCCCATAACTTCGCTAGTTCCGTCCTTTACGACAGGGTACCCCGAGCAACCGTAAGACCCCTTTTCTCCAATAGAATATGGCATGTAACTATTCTACCATATGTGCTAAAATTATTGTATGAAAATAGAAAAGCCACTAGAAGATTACGACATTTATATCATATATGATTTCTTAGATTTAGAATATATGCTGAGCCTGAAAGAGCAAACAATTCACAGCTTATGGTATGGAGATAATCTTGTTAATGATTTTGAAAGATCTGTCCTCAAAGAGCCCGTTCCGCCAAAAGGTATTGAAGAGAAATCTCTAGATCTGCTTCAGGAAGCTATGAAAAAAGCATTGCATGAAATATACAAAGATGACTCGATTACAAAATATAGCTTTTATCCGAGCCCGAATACTAGAACGCCAGAGGCTGGTAAAAGACAGGGAAAGATGAAACAGCACATAGATGGTCCACCAGAAGACCTAGGCATGGATCATGGTGTTAAAACTTATGGAGCCGTATATTATTTAACAGATCAGTTTGATGGTGGAGAATTAGTCTATCCAAAACTTAATTTTAAGTTTAAGCCAGTTGCCAACTCTCTTATCTTGCACCCAGGAAAAGAGCCGTATTGGCACGGCGTAGACGAGATTAATAATGGTTGGAGAATTTGTTTTGGCATGATAGCAACTGAAGAGTATAACCTAGATGATTTTTATGTCTATGGTAACGCAGATGGGATTGGAGAGGCGAGGGGCTAACCCCAAAGGTCAGTTTTACCGCTGGTTGGCTTATAGTAGTCTTTTAGTCTTTTAGCTTTTACTATCTTATCTATGTGAGTCTCTAAATACCTCGCCCAAACCCAACCAATTGTTCTTCCAGTATTTTCTAAGTATGCCAATGTCTCAGAGCTTTCTGCTGGACGATTATCTACCTTAGACTTTTTAGCCTTTTTAAACATCTTAACAATTTCGTTAACAGAATAGTTTCTGCCAGTCCCAATGTTATAAGCCTTGCCCAATCTCTCTGGCTTTTGGAACTTCAGGGCATCGATATTTGCCCTAGCAACATCTTCTACCCAAGTAAAGTCACGCCTTTGCTTGCCATCGCCAACAACCGTTAGTGGCAAATCATTCATATATTGCTTCTCAAACTTAGATAAGATTGTAGCATATGGCCCCTTGTCTGGCTGCCTTTCCCCGTACACGTTAAAGTATCTTAAAATAATAGTTTGTAAGCCTAAGTCATCATTATAAAACTTGCATAGCTCCTCACCCAGCACCTTAGATTTTGAATATGGATTTAAGGCATCAAGCTCGTTGTCTTCTTTGTTGGGCAGCTCTCCGTTGCCATAAACTGATGAGCTGGAAGAGAACACGACCCTCTTGACTCCAGCTTCTTTAGCACAACGCAACACATTGGCTGTACCAAAAACATTTGTTCTCATGGTTTCCGTAGGATCAATCAGCGAGGGCTGGATCCTTGCTTGAGCAGCAAGGTGAAAAACATAATCAACATCATTAAACAATGGGCGAATATCTTCATAATTACAGATGTCTAGCTTATAATTAGCTGCCCGATCATCCCAATAAGACTTAGAGTTTGACTCAGTAGATTCATTATCTATAACGATAACTTTATAATTTTTTTCGAGCAAAAGCTCTACTGTATGCGAGCCTATAAAACCAGCCCCGCCAGTAACTAAAACAATCATTCATCCCTCACTTTTGGTATAATGTATTTATGATTAATATTATACACCAAATTGCCTTTTCGGGGGATGATCTAGATGGCTACACGCCGCCTAACATTGACAACATAAAAGAGTTTCTGCCATCTGCCGAATATCATTTTTGGGATTTGCCACGCTTCACTCAAATGCTTAAGGATGACGGTGCAACAGACGTTCTAAAAGCAATTAATAATATTAAGCCATATGCTTATAAGGCAGATATTGCAAGATACTATATTATACATAAAACTGGTGGGTGGTATATGGATCAAAATAACTATTTTACTGCTGCCCCACAAAAATATAGGCTTTCAGATAAGGAGCTGGTTGTTTTTGCAGAAGTGCAGGGCACCTCTAACTCTTCATGGGCTGTTCAAAATAGTGTTTTCTATGCTGACAAGGGCCACGAAGTTTTGCAAAAATCTGTAGACAGATGTATTGAAAACGTTGAAAACAAGTATTACGGCTTTGGCTCTACTTGTCCAACTGGCCCTAATGTTTTTGGATCAGCCATAGCATCTCAAAGATTGGGATACGACCACAAACAAGTTTTTGGAAAATTTTTATTCTACGTACCAGATTCTTTACCTAAAGGCTTTTATTTAAATAGTCACAAGAAACCATTTGTGTTATACAAACCAAACCACGGTGATATCGGGATACCTACTGGTGAAAGCAAGGTCCCAGGGGGCAACAATCACTACAATATGTGGCACGATAGAGTGGTTTATTAGTCATTTATAATCTGGATACGAGACATTTTTGCATAAAAGTCTTCTAAAGACATCCCTACAACACTTTCAAACGACTCATCAAATGTCTTGCCATTATCAATCTTGGGAATGATGTTTAGCAGGCCATCAATTCCAATATGTGCAACAAGATATTCTGTGGCAAACTGGCCCACAACATAGACATCAAAGCTTCCCCCAGTTTCTAGGGACTGTAGATTAATATTAGTATTAGGAGATGCCGCAAGCATATTGCTATAAGCATCATATGCTGTATAGTCCCAGTATCCCAAATAGTCACCCATTGCTGACTGGTAAGTTACTGCACCGCCCTCTAAAAACCAGTGAGGGGTAAACATTTCGTCATGGCCTGGCGTTCTCCAAAATGGTCTACCAGACTTCATTGCATCCTGAACATTATGAAATAGTTCGTGAGCAGTTACTCCAATAATCATGTTGCCGTCTAGCCTATTGCTGACCCAGGACGCATGGTACAAAGCACAGCCAGTGTTCATCCCAGCACCAGGCCCTCCGCAAATACCGCCGTGGTCATCTGTTGGCCTATCAAGATCTTCTAAAACTGTTTTAACAAAACCATAACTACTGATAATAGTTACTGGGTCGTCCTGAAGTATGTTACAAAAAGTACTAACTGTCTTTTCCATAACAGATTCTACCTCTGTCATAACAGATAAGCTTTTTTCTAAATGGATCTGCCCTTCCCACTTGCAATCATCAACATGGTTGGCATCAAAATACTCATTCATTTTTAACATGACTGCAGTGCCCAGCTGCTTACGGGAAAATGTTTCAGACCATGGCTCGAATGGCTCTATTGCCACTGGCTCTACTACAGCTGACTGTGAAAGAAGTGGTGCCGCTGACCTGCTAGAAGCATTGTCTTGCTCTTGCACCTCTGGAGCAGTAGTGCATCCAGACAGTAGGGAAGTAATTACAATTAGGGATAGTGTCGTCTCTCTCATAAGTAATATTTTACACTAAAACCTGATGAATGTCAAGAGGCCCCCGCAGGGAAATTGCAACACGAGTGCCGCGGTCAAAGATGGTAACTAAGCATCCTAAGGTCCTGCGGGGACCACTTTTATTATAATATGACTATTTAATTATATTACTTGATTGTAATGGTGCGTGGCTTCTTCTCTTCTGGAACATCTCGCCTTACACTAACGTGCAAAATACCGTGCTCCATTTCAGCAGATGCCACTTCCATATACTCCCCAAGAGCAAAGGTACGCGTAAATTTACGCATTGCAATGCCCTTGTGCAAGTAGTGGGATTCGTCTGCCTCCGTCTTGTCTCCAGTAATTACTAGAGTACCATCTTTAACGGTGATATCCAAATCGTCCTTGGCAAACCCAGCGGCAGCAAGCTTAAGGATATAGTTATCCTCATTTACCTGAACGATATCATAGGGTGGATATGACTGCTTTACAGCAGCTCCGTGTACATTCATTAGTCGATTAAGCTCTCGATCGACACCAATAAAAAAAGGATCCTTGAATAGATCCATAGCAGTATTAACCATTATTTCTCCTTTTCAGCGAGTTAATATTTGTGCCTCCCATTTGGCAAGGCAATAGTATTATAGCATACTATTCATTAATCCATTCGTCGTATTCTTCTTGTGACATTGGCTCAAAGTCTTTTGGCTGCAAGACTTCCCTGACATTTTTCCAGAAGATATAGTCTCGCCCCTTGTTGTTTTGCTCTGCCCACTCCATTTGCATAGAACAAATTTGGTAGACACGATTACGTTCAAGCTGGATGCCCTCCTGGAAACCCACATCTTTTCCATCAGTATAGGAGCTACTTTCTAGCTCACACGTATCATAGCCCTGATCATAGCCTTCTTCAAATCCCAGGGTATAGAACTGCTGGGCAATTTCTTTTTCTTCCTCAGTTAGTCCGTCATACTCATCGAAGGCATTAACTTCTTGCATCCACAACCTCCATGTGTGTTGGCCAGTAGTACTGACATCTATCGCAGCATGGATTGGCTTCATCCATAATAAAATCATGATAGAACTCTGGGTCTTTGCGGTACAGGTTAGCTCGGTGGGACTCTGTCACCCTGTCGATATCCTTAATGTACCATTCGGGGTATCCATTACCCCACTGGGAAATAGTTTGTAGCCTGAGAGCGTGAATGTTGGCTTCGTTCTTGTCAGTCTTGATGCCTCGCAGCTTAGCCTGCTTGATCATTGCCTGCACATAAAGAAATAGTGCCTGCTCATAACCACGCCACATCTTAACTGCAGGGTGGTTACGCCATGCAGCCCGCGGGTCTGGGTTGTTAAGGACTTTAAGGATTTGATAGCATTCTAGAATCTGCTTGTTGAGACGCTTATTATCAAGTGCCTTGGCAGAGTCATCAAAGTCTTTAAACGGTAAAAATGTTTGCATGTCTCTCTCTCTTTGTATCTATTTTACTGCAGTTAGTCTGAGAAGTCAAGTTTATTTACGAGAAGCTCATGATCCTGCAAGGCAAGCTCTTCTTCTGTCCAAAGGTCTGCCCTGGAGGCACCCTCGTATCCCTTGGCCATATTAATATCAATGAGGTGCTGATTAAATGTGCCCTCGCCTCCATCAAGATAAATCTCTACCAAGTATCTTCCATACTTGTCGGCCTTGGTGCTAGTGATTTCAATCTCTTTGAACTCTAGGCAGTCTGCAACGTATTTCTTTACGACCTTGCCGTAGTCATGCCACTTTTCTGGAGTATCAATTCCAATAAGCCTGACACGAGCTCTATGCCACACGTCAAAGCCTAGGTCAATAGATAGGTCTACAGTATCGCCGTCTACTACGTTGTCTACAATTGCATTATATCTAAACATTATTTCTTCTCATCTTTCGGTAGGTTGTCGATAAGCTTTAAGATAATCTTATTAAGCTCGTTAGCTTGTGCTACAGTCTTGGGGGCTGCCCCATGGAACTCGTGGTAGGCCTTCAGCTCGTAAAGGTCTCTCTGTACAGTTTCAATATACTCGAAGGCCCAGTCTCTAGAAGTAGACATAAACTTAATAAAACCATCACTAGAAGAACCCTTTGCGTGCTCTTCAGCAAAAATTTGTTGTGCCTGCTCATAGACAGTTACTCGATCAAGCTCTGCCTGAGTTGCCAAAGTAGCTAGGCTTTTATTCTTTAGCCGCATTCTAATGTTGCTAATTGTCAAAAAGCTAATAATAATAGCAACTATTGTTGCTACTATGATTTCCACTATCATCATTGCTCTGCTCCGCCTTCTCTTACTAGCAAAACTACTGCTCCGTTTTCTTCTAGTGCTTTCTTAAGCTTTACCATATATTCTACAGCACGTCGCTTACCAAAGTCATCCAATCTCATAAACACTTCTTCGCTTGCCCTAATGGACAAAAAGTGTTCATTGTCAATTATATCAACATAGAAGCCTTGCGGTGGTGTTAGCGATCTTGCTGCACGCTTCATCTCATCAGTGTATGCCACGAGATTTTCTCCTGTCTCTCAGTGCTATTAGGCCCAAGGCTACGTTTACCCAAACACCAAGCAAGATCAATACTTGTACTATTAGTAAAGTCATTTCTTTTGCTCCATAGTTAGGTACTGCCAAGTGTCTGCCCAATCTTCTTTAGTGCGATGCCTGTTAAACTCTCTGGAGATCTTTCCATTTTCAATGTAGACTCCTCCCCAAATACCCCACTCTTTCTGTGAGATGCCAACAGCAAAACACTGCCTCGCTACTGGACAACCTTTACATAGGTTATCAATGCTCTGCCTGAATGTTCCAGTTTCATCCTCTTCATACTTATCAAAGAAGAAATTAGTATCCCAGCCAAGGCACGCTGCTTTTTCTTTCCAGCTGTGCTTCTCCATGCCTTAACTCACATAATTCTTGGGGATATGCCATCCTTCGGAATTGAGCTTAAAGATTCTTTGCATGTGCCAGACCCCATTCACTCTGGCACCAAATTTAGATGTCCTGGCTTTATCAGTAGGATATGAATAAATTATATCCCAGCCATTCCATCGAAGATTCTTATTCTTATTTACGATGTCTTCCATCTTGTCAAGCGATGATACTAACATTTTAATCTTCCCTTGTATATATTACTTTTTTTATTTTTGTTTCATTAATAACAAGCTCGCAATATTTGCAAGGCTTGCTGTTACGGTCCTGCCCCTGCCTGTTGACTCTCGCAACATACAGGATAGCCCCGTCAACTCTCCAATTTGCATCGCGGATTGCTTCGATCTCCGCGTGTCGTGAGCAGTGTGTTTTAATATGCTCTGGCGAAACAGTCATTGGGTTATTGGTATCTTTATTGTAGCCCCTACCAATGACACTGCCAGACCTTACGATAACTGCACCGTGCTTTTTATTTGCCTCAGACTTTGCTGCAAAATATCTTGCCACGGACAGGAATGCCTGCTCACTCTTACTTAAACTCATGAGAACGTGTACACCTGTGCCTCTACTCCATGCTTATCTGCAGCATCCACTAGGCTAGACGTTGGCTCTCCAGGCTTGCTAAAGAAAGCAAAATAGTCAAGATCAGACATGTTGTCCTCTACCCACTGCTTTGTTACTCTGCGGGTCTGGATTTTAATGCCCCTAGCCTTGAGACTGTTCTCCGTGATGTTGGCAAACTCCAAGGCCATGTTGTTTACCTTAACTGGCCCTGCAGTGTAAATAAAAATGTCTTTGTCATCTTCCTTCATTGTGTACAAGGCAGTATACATTGCACGCAAGAAGATGTTGTAGTCGCCAAAGTTATGGCTTCCCTGTACCGCCATCAGCATTGTCTAGTCCCTCTCTAAGCTTTTCGACAATAAACATTGTCCTGTCTAATTCTACCTTACTCATAGCCATTGTGTCAACTTTACGAGTAGTTTCTTTTGCAACTTCTCCGTCAACAAGATCTGCAGTAAATAAAGAATGATCTTTAATCCAATAAGCAGAGTCATCCATTACCAGAACACGCACATAAGAATTTCTTACAAAATTATTAGATTGTGTCTCTACCCTTGGCCTGTCCTCTGGTACATACTGCAACAAAGGAGATAGCAGGCTATGAATGTGGCTTTGAGTATATTTGAGCTTTGTTGTGCGAGCCTCTAGGTACGGCTCACGAATGAACCTGTTGGCAGCAACCAGTGCCCCCAACATGAACAAAGCTCCAATTAAATACTCCACTAAGAAAGATGCTCCCTTTCGTCAATAGTATTGGTTGCAAAGCTTGTCATTGCAATGTACCCAGTAGGGTCACTCATAATTTTATTATAGTGGTGTGCACAGAACAAAAGTTCTCCAGTGCTACCCTCTACCCTTACATAGGCCTGTGACCCACAGTCAGCATCACAGCGATCCTGCATAGTAAGCTGTCTCTCTAGCTTTTTTTCTAGTGTTGCAGTGCTCATTACTTCTCCATTGTTAGTGGTTTATATTGTCTCTATTATTATAACTGCTTTACTATGGGATGTCAAGTCTTACTTGTCTTTACTTGCCCATCCGCTTCCATTAAACTGAACTCCAAATGCCCCGCTAGCATAGTATCTCTTTAAATTACTGTTGCATGAATCGCAAACAAGACCAGGAGGTTCGGGTTCATTGATCCCCCTGATCTTGTCTACTATTTCATTGCAACCAGCACATTGGTACTGGTAAATAGGCATGGTTACTTCTTGCTTGCCTTCTGTGCTAGCTCAGCAACTACGGCTGCCTTGGTCTCTGCTGCTGGTACTACAATTGATGTTAGAATTGATAGAACTCCCGCTAGCAATGCGATGCCACCAACCTCGGTCCAGTTTACATCCAAAGCAGATACGAACTGGTCAGTTCCTAGGAGAGCAATTGCAGCCTGTGCTGCTGTTTTAATTGCTCGCTCTCCAGCGGACTTCCAAAATGCTACTGTCATGATCATACAATCATTCCTTTCGTTAACTTATTAATTATACACCATCTGGGTTATCTGTGTCAAACTGATCTGATGGGTCGTCAAGAACCTTTGAGGTTGGTCCCGATCTTTTCCAGATGCGGACATCTTCATAGGTTGCTGATGTTGTGTAGGCTGTTACGATAATAGATAGAAGTGCGACACCGCCCACTACAAGCTCAACACCTACTTGGCTTTCAGTAAAAAGGCTGAAAGCACCGTAAAGGATCATAAACACTGCCAGGAAGTATGCACCATAGATTAGCCTACGGCGGTGCCTCCATGATGGGCCCTGTGCAATTGCATCGTCTGATATCTTTTTATTCTGTGCCGCATTCTCTCGCAGCCTTTTATATACTTCGACTAAACTATTAATCATTTATACAGTCCTTTGTTAAGTACCCGCTGAAGTGCACTGATTGTATTTGGTCCCCAGATGCCGTCAAGGGGTCCACGGTAGTCCCCAGTGGCCTTCAAACGCCTCTGTACGGACTTTCTGGTGTTAGCCCCAGGCTTACCATCCACATACTTTGCGTTATAGCCAAACTTGAGACCAGACTTTTGAATTGCAGTCCAAGTCATTTTGCCTGGGATACCATCCACAATTCCTCGGTAGCCAAAATTTTCCTTAAGTGCATTCTGCCATGCCCTCCAAGTATTCTTGCCCATCTTGCCGTCTACCTTCAGGGCATACTGATGGCGAGCTGCATTTTCTGGGCCACCGACGCTACCCTTTACCTTAGGGTCTACAACATTATTATTAATATAAAGATTAGGATCTACGCTATCTCCCCAACGGGCACTTTTTCGGCATTCGAAGTGAAGGTGGTTCCCTGTGCTAGCACCCGTGGATCCGCTACGGTATACAACCTCGCCAGCTTTAATGCGATCCCCTACCTTAAACTTGGTAGCATTCTTGCCATGATAGTAAACAGTATAAAGATTAGATGCGTGCTTAATTCTAACAACATGCCCTCCGCCTTTTGGAGACCAGCCGACATGATCAACAATGCCGTCGCCAGCAGCAAGCACATCGAAGCTTCCGCCAAAGTCAATTCCGTGATGCATCTTGCCTTTTTGACCAGTAATAGGGTGTGTCCTGGGGCCATAGTCACTGGTAACTTTACGGCCTGGAGCTGGGTTAATGAGTTTCATATAGCTATTTTATCATAAAAACAAACTACAATTGAGTATGCTGCCTCTATATTTTACTTGCCCCAGGTGTCAGGTCAGGCTGCAGGGCGACAATGGCGAAGATCTATATGTACAAATAGATGCACACAATTGCTAATGTGATATAATTTTATTATGACTACACACAGATTATATGAGGTTGGAGTTACCCCCACAAAAATTACTCCAGACGGAACTCACTCTGGAATGGACATTACAATCCAGAACGTAAATGCATCTGGCTACGTATACGTTGGTGGCCACGATGTTACGCAAACAAATTTTGGCTATAGAATTCTTCCTAATCACGCCATCTCTTTTGAGCTATCTGGGATGGATGATCTTTACCTAATTGGAGAAACATCTGGCATGTATGCTGCAGTTCTCAATATTAAGCTAGAGCAGGGTCAGTAATGGCCAGATTCACACACCCCTCCATTTGGCAATCTGGTAGTTCTGATAACGGCTCCTGGACTATTGAGGGTGGCACACTGTCTGACCCACAACCAACGTTTAGTAGCAATCCGCTGTTTACTGGACACTACACAGTAATTGGAAACCTATGTCACTTTGCTATTGATGTAGACATGGATAATATTCTTACATTTGGAACTGGGCAGTATTACATGAAGCTACCTTTTGCTGCTAATCATAATATTATTTTAAGTGATGGCTGCCTACATGATTTCTCTAGCGGAAACCAATATGCAATTCTTGGACACGTAATAGAGGGTTCAGACATTATGGGGCTTTATTCGATTAGCTCTAATGGCCAGCACGTTCCATTCTCAGATAGCGATAACTCCCCCATAAAGCTAAGCCCCGCAGATAGTTTTCATATCGCGGGGAGCTTTGAGCTAGATCACAGTTAGGCTGCTAGCTCAGTAATCTTATCAGGTTGGAAGCCTGCCCAGGAATCTCCAGAGTCAGTCATGACAACTGGGGCCGCCTTATAACCCATCTCAATTAACTTATTCAGTGCGTCTGCATCTTCGCTGATATTCACAGTATCATACTCAACACCGATCTTATCCATTAGTCTTTTAGTCATGTCGCACTGGACACAATTGTTT